GAGGTACTAGAAGAATGAAATGCCCCCTATGTAACGCCCCAACAGATATTAAAGAAACACGAGTAACTGATAAGGGATACGTTAGGCGTAGGGAGTGTTTTAACAACCATACATTCAAGACTGTGGAAACAGTATTGACTGAGCCAAAAGAAAAGAGGAGTAAGTATGACAGGGATTGAAGAGTTAAAGTTAGAGAAGAAACGCAAGGGGCGGGGGGTTGGTAAGAAACCCGCGCTGTTTTGCACGAGCTTGCGTCTACCAAAGCATGTGATGGATTACTTCAACACAAACTATGCGTATACAAAGCAAGCCAAAATGAGAGAAGTTCTTACCGAGTACGTTAACAACCAAACTAAGGAAACATCATGATTCAATTAGCAACAATACCAAAAGTAACCAAGTCAGCACAAATCCGTAACTACGTTGCGGCAAACCCAAAGGCTAAGTCAGCAGACGTAGCCGAGGCGGTAGGTGTAACCCCTGCTTATGTAGCCACAGTAATGTGGAACGCAAAGAAGAAAGCCAAGGTAGTGAAGAAGGCGAAGAAAGTTAAGCCTGAATGGAAAACGATTGCGCTAGCTTCATCGGGTATTCCGTTTTATCGGGACTCGGTTACGGATATGACAACCAAACGTATGGGGCAACTTGCGTTTGAAGCGGGTGTAGGAATGGCAAAGATACGCATGCAGTCTGCGGAGGGCGATCGCCAGATCGAAATGTTTGAGCCAAAAGCCGACCCGATCAACAACCCTACTCATTACACAGTAGGTGGAATAGAGACGATCGACTTCATCGAAGCTAAGAAGCTCGGGTACAACCTCGGTAACGTGGTTAAGTATCTGACTCGTGCCGACCACAAAGGCAACAAGATGGAGGACTTGCGCAAAGCACAATGGTACTTGGCACGCGAGATCAATTCGCTCAAGTGACATCTAACATTTGTTAGAACTAAGCCCGCCTAGTGCGGGCTTTTTTTCGTCTGCACTATTGACAAAGTAAAAAGTTATGCTATTATCTAGTTTGAAAACAACTGGAGTGTTAGATGGCAACTACACCTGAAGCCAAGGTCAAAGCAAAGATCAAGGCAATCCTTAAAGCCCACAACGTCTACTACGCCATGCCTATCGGTACTGGCTACGGCAACAGTGGCGTCCCCGACTTTCTCTGTTGCGTGAACGGCAAGTTCCTAGCGATCGAAGCCAAGGCTGGCAAGGGACAAGCGACCGCGCTACAACTAAAGAATATGCAAGCGATCAACGCGGCTGGCGGCTACACGTGCATCATCAACGAGACCAACCTCGAAAACCTAACAAATGTTATATCGGAGTGCATGCAGTGAATATATTAACGATTGACTTCGAGACATATTATTCCCGTGAGTTCTCCCTAACAAAAGTTACCACTGAGGAATACGTTCGTAGCCCTGAGTTTGAAACTATTGGCGTAGCAGTACAGGTCAACGATGGTGAGCCCGAGTGGTTTAGTGGCGATGGTGAAGCCATGCACCAGTTCCTTGCCCGATACGATTGGGCTAACAGTTTGGCGTTAGCGCACAACGCCCCGTTTGATGGTGCAATTTTGAAGTGGGTATTCGGCATCAGCCCCAAAGGTTGGCTTGATACTTTGTCTATGGGCAGAGCCCTGCATGGTACGCAAGTAGGCGGTAGCTTGAAGGTGCTGTCAAACTTCTATGGGCTTGGCGAGAAAGGCACAGAGGTAGAAAATGCACTAGGTCTGAGGCGTCAGGACTTTAGCCCCGAGCAGTTAGCTCGCTATGGTGAGTACTGTAAGAACGACGTTACGCTTACGTGGGAATTGTTTAACGCAATGTCCGCTGGCTTCCCGCCTATTGAGTTGCGCCTGATTGATTTGACTGTACGCATGTTCACCGACCCTGTGTTGCAGTTAGATAGAGAGCTACTCAGGAAGCATTTAATTAACGAAAAAGTACGCAAAGAGATGCTACTTAACACGTTTGCTAAAGACGACTTGATGAGCAACCCAAAGTTTGCCGAGTTGCTTCGTAAGCTAGACGTCGAGCCCCCAATGAAAGTAAGCCCCACCACAGGTAAACAAACCTTCGCGTTCTCTAAGACGGATGAAGAGTTTAAGGCGCTACTCGAACACGACAACCTTGCCGTACAAACTTTAGTGGCAGCGAGATTGGGTACTAAGTCTACGATAGAAGAAACAAGGACTGAAAGGTTTCTTGGTATTGCCGAGCGTGGCTCACTGCCTGTACCCCTACGCTACTATGCGGCTCACACTGGTCGTTGGGGTGGAGATGACAAATTAAATCTGCAAAACCTACAACGCACATCTCCGCTGAAGAAGGCAATCATTGCCCCGGACGAATACATGATGATCGATTCAGATTCATCACAAATTGAAGCCCGTACGCTCGCATGGCTTGCGGAACAGAATGACTTAGTGGAGGCATTTGATCGTGGCGAGGACGTATACAAAATCATGGCATCTGCTATCTATGGCAAAGACGTCACGGAAATTACAAAGGACGAGAGATTCGTTGGTAAGACCACTATCCTTGGTTGTGGGTATGGCATGGGGGCGAAGAAGTTCCAAGCGCAACTCAAGAACTTTAATGTGGCGATTGAATTGGATGAAGCAACACGGATTATCGACACGTACCGCACCACGTATCCGAAGATTACTGAACTCTGGAAGTCTGCGGCGGTAGCCCTCAAAGCTGTATTACAGAATCAGCAGACCACGTTAGGCCGAGATGGTATCTTGAAGATAGACGGCAACGATGGCATCCTACTGCCTAATGGTTTATACCTACGCTACCCCAACCTACGTATAGTAGAGAATGACGAAGGTAAATCTGAGCTGGTATACGACACCAAGAAGGGCAAAGCAATTATCCCGACACGCATATATGGCGGTAAGGTAATTGAGAACGTGTGCCAAGCGTTAGCCCGTATTGTGATTGGTGAGCAGATGCTCATGGTTGCGAAGAAGTATCGAGTTGTTATGACTGTGCATGACGCCATCGCTTGCATTGTGCCGACTAAACAAGTTAAGACTGCTTTGGAGTACGTTGAGATGTGTATGCGCACCCGCCCGGATTGGGGCATGGAGTTACCACTTAACTGCGAAGCAGGATATGGAGAGAGCTATGGCGACTGCTAAAAACTTATGGCCTTTCCCCCCATTCCCAAACCCCAAGGACACGGGCAACCGAGTACCTAAATTTAACCCTGACAACCACGAGGACACACCACTATGATTATCAAACGCAACATGGCTGTGGATAGCCTGACACGAGTATGTGAGGAAAGTCTAGCGCTCATCAAGCAACTGATTGATGCCGACAACGATGTGTATGCCAAAGGATACGAGGATGGCATGGCGGCTCAGGCTGATGTGCAAAAGACTTTAAGACCTTGGGTTGGGCTGACGGATGAGGAAGTAGAGCTTTATTGGGGTTGGGAAGATTTTCAGACGGGGGCTGGGCGCTCAACTATATTTGAAATGGTTAGAGATATTGAAGCCAAACTCAAGGAAAAGAATACATGATTAAATACGACGGGTATGACGAAGCAATCATAGGCCCAGCGAGCATTTGGCGTGACAGTACTATGGTATCCATATTAGTATATGACGCGGAGAAAATACGGGAAGTCCTTATGCGAGACGGCATGGATGCTGAAGAAGCGCGGGAGTTCATTGAGTTCAACATTGAAGGCGGCTACTTAGGGATTGAAACCCCTGTGCTAGTTTGGCCTAACGACATTTGGGATGAGTCATGAATCAAATCAAAGCAATTGAAACTACGTACAAGGGCTATCGCTTTCGCTCAAGGTTGGAAGCACGATGGGCTGTGTTCTTTGACGCCATGCGCATACTTTGGAAGTATGAAGATCAAGGCTACGAAAGGGAAATTGAGTATGATGGGGATATTAAAACCTATCGCTATCTACCCGATTTCTTTTTGCCAGACCCTTGGGGTGATGGAGGTATGTTTGTAGAAGTTAAAGGCGACAAGCACGCCCTACAAAAAAATTGGTGGGACAATGCACAGATGCACGATTGGGGCGGCATACTACCTAACTTTGCCAACTCTGTTGGTAAACGCAAAGGACTGCTTTTGTTGTCAGATATTCCTGAAGCGTCTACCCATAAGATTTATTTTCACCCAGTACTTCAGCATAACAAAGGTTTAGTTAAAAGCTACGCGTTCTTTAATGGCGCGGGGTTGTCCGTGATAGATGGATCGCCGTTGGCAGAGCTATTGAATATCGCACCTGAATACAATTTGGACACAAGCGAAGACGATTGGGTAATTGACACCAAGCAAGTACCCACAGACAGATACTACGATCATGTGGTAAAAGCTTATGCCGCCGCACGTAGCGCAAGGTTTGAACATGGTGAAAAAGGAACGGTATGAGTATTGTTTGGTCATTCAGTAGCCTGAAAACATTTCAACAGTGTCCTAAGAAGTACTACCACACCAAGATAGCGCGGGACGTTGTTGAACCTGATACACAGGCAACACTGTATGGCAAGACGGCTCATACCATAGCCGAGGAATACATTCGAGACGGAACCCCGATCCCTGAACAGTTTGCGTATATGCAAGCTACCCTAGACGTCTTAAAAGAAATCCCCGGAGAGAAGTTATGCGAAGTAAAACTTGGGTTGACAAAGGATTTAAAAAGTTGCGATTTCGATGCACCCAATGTGTGGTGGCATGGGATAGCCGATTTGGTGGTTATCAATCGGGAGACTGGGACGGCTCACTCGGTCGACTACAAGACAAGCAAGAGTGCGAGATATGCGGATGTGAAGCAACTCGATCTCGTGGCCTGTGGCCTATTCGCGAAGTTTCCGGAAATCCGGAGGGTGAGGTCTGCTCTCCTTTTCGTGGTGAGCAAAGAGTTTGTGAAAGCTGAACACCATGCCGAGATGGTTCCCAAGTACATAGAAGCTCCTTCTCGAGACGTAGCAAGAATCGAAGCGGCACTTGAGAACGGCGTGTGGAATCCCATCCAAGGCCCACTGTGCAAGTTCTGTTCAGTCAAAACGTGCGAGTACAACAGGAATTAATATGCGCCCTATTTACGAAACTGCCCAAGATAGGGCGCGTGAGCAAGAAGTTCACACCTACATAATGGATACTTTAGATTGCGACTTTGTGCAAACCGACTCGCTTGGGAATGTAGATGGGTTCATTTGCTACAAAGACGGCAGACCGGCGGCGGCAGTTGAGATTAAAACTCGCAAGAACGCAAGTGACAAGTACCCTACGTACATGCTCAGCGCAAACAAATGGCGTAATGGTTTGGTCATAGCCGAGCAATACAATATACCCTTCGTCTTAATTGTTAGGTTTACTGATGGCATATTTGCCGTAAGTTTGGGAAAATCGTACAAGCCAAGCCAAGGTGGAAGGTACGACCGAGGCGACGCCAAAGATATTGAAGAGTGCATTTACATACCCATGGAAAAGTTCCACAAAATTTAGGAGTCAACATGCCCTACGTTAACAAACCCCGCCCTTACAAAAAAGAATATCAACAACAGATTGCACGTGGCGAAAGCCCAGATCGCTTAGAGCGTCAACGTGCTAGAGAAGGCATAGATAAGAAAAATGCAGACAAGAACAAAGATGGACGTGCTGACGTCCGCGAAGGCAAAGATGTTGCTCATATCAAGGCACTATCTAAAGGTGGCACAAACGGGAACGGAGTCAAACTTCAAACCCCATCAGCCAACCGATCATTCAAGCGTGGCTCAAACCATAAAGTTGTATCAGAAACCAGCGCAAAAGAGCGCAAGAAGAAATGAACCTATCAGAGTATACGTGGCCTCGTCCCCCGGGGTTCACGCCGTTCGAGCATCAGAAGACAACAGCAGAGTTCCTTACAACAAACCGTAGGGCATTCTGCTTCAATGAGCAGGGTACAGGTAAGACGGCATCAGTAATTTGGGCAGTCGACTACCTCATGACCATTGGGTTAGTGAAGCGTGTATTAGTGATCTGCCCTTTGTCGATTATGAAGTCGGCTTGGCAGAACGACTTGTTTAAGTTTGCCATTCACCGAACCGTATCGGTTGCTTACGGAGCCGCACGTAAGCGTAAAGAAATTGTAGAAGCTGGCGCTGAGTTCGTCATCATTAACTTTGATGGCGTTAATATTGTCAAGAAAGAAATTATGGCGGGTGGGTTTGACCTCATCGTAGTGGATGAAGCGTCAGCCTATAAGAACGCACAGACCGAGCGTTGGAAAGACTTGCGTGATCTAACAAAAGTTATCAAAGGTCTGTGGATGTTGACTGGTACGCCTGCCGCGCAATCACCTGTGGATGCTTACGGATTGGCAAAGCTTGTGAACCCAACACAGGTATCACCTTTCTTCGGTCAGTTCCGAGACACAGTGATGATGAAGCTCACTATGTACAAGTGGATACCGAAGCCGACCGCAGAGTTAATTGTGCATAAGGCATTGCAACCCGCGATTCGCTTTGAGAAAGCCGACTGCCTCGATCTGCCGCCCGTTACATTCGTTGAACGAGATGCACCATTGACTCCGCAGCAGATTAAGTTCTACAACATACTAAAGAAGCAGATGATGATTGAGGCTGCTGGAGAAGAAGTATCCGCCGTTAACGCTGCCGTTCAAATCAACAAACTCTTGCAAATAGCTGGAGGTGCGGTGTATACGGATACGGGCGAAGTGGTTGAGTTCGATGTGAGCAGTAGGCTCAACGTAGTGCAAGAAGTGATTGAAGAGTCAAGCCACAAGGTGCTCGTGTTTGTTCCGTTCACGCATACCATAGAGTTGCTCGAGAAGCATTTGTCAAAGAACAACATTACGTGTGAAGTAATTAACGGCTCGGTTTCTGTAAACAAACGATCAGACATTGTCAAGAAGTTTCAAGAACAGACTGAGCCAAAAGTATTAATTATTCAACCGAAGGCGGCGTCACACGGGTTAACACTAACTGCCGCTAACACAATCATTTGGTATGCTCCATGCACAAGTGTTGAAACGTACTTGCAAGCCAACGCACGTATCGACCGCCCCGGGCAAGTCAACAACATGACTGTGGTACATATCAAGGGTAGTCCCATCGAGGCTAAGATGTACACGATGCTTCAGGGCAACATCAACAACCACCAAAAAGTAATTGATCTGTACAAGCAAGAAATTTCTTCGGAAACTCTTGACAATGTAAAAAGTTAGAGTAGAATTAGATTTGTGTAGCAGTGGTGGGTAACGGGTTAGCGCCGTTACATTTGCCTCCTAATGTTTTGGAACACACTGCTTTATGTGAACCGCCATTGCTACACACCCAACGATTAGGAGAATCAGATGGACGAAGAAGTCAAGGATAGAGTCACCCCCATGGATTTGGACAAGCTGACCACAATCTATATCAAGATCAGAGACAAGCGTGCCGACAACAAGCGCATGTTTGAAGCTGAAGACAACGACCTCAAAGAGCAGATGGAAGTGTTAGAAGCACAGATGCTCGATGTATGTAAAGACATGAATGCCGACAGCATTCGCACCCCACACGGCACAATCATTCGATCGGTAAAGTCACGGTACTGGACGAACGATTGGGATTCAATGTACGACTTCATAGAGGAGCATGGTGCATTTGGCCTGTTAGAGAAGAGACTTCATCAAACAAACATGAAGGACTTCCTCTCTGAGAATCCCACAGTTCTACCACTTGGCCTCAATGTGGAGAATTCTTATTCCGTGGTTGTTAGACGTTCAAAGGAAAAATGAAATGAGTAATCTCACTCTCATAAACCAAGACCTCCCCGACTTCCTGCAAACTGCAGGTGTTAGTGAGCTTACAAAGCAACTCGCCGGTAAGTCCGGTGTTAAACGCATCGTACCCAAAAACGGAATCTTCCGTAAGACGGTCGGTGGCGAAGAGATGGGCAAGATCAAGGGTAGCTTAAACGCTATTGTTGTTAATGCCTCACCACATGTTGGTCGTATCTTCTACGCAAAGACATGGACTCCTGATGCCGAGCCAACTGCGCCCGACTGCTTCTCTAATGATGGGCGTACACCCGATGCAAGTGCGGCTAACCCACAAGCTGAGCGTTGCGACAACTGCCAACAGAACATCAAGGGTTCAGGCATGGGCAACTCTAAGTCTTGCCGTTACTCGCGCCGTATTGCGCTTGTGTTGGAAGAAGACTTTGGCACTTCACTGCAAGGTGAAGTCTATCAAATGAACTTGGCATCTAAGTCATTGTTCGGCGAAGGTGCAGGGGATAACACCCATACCTTTGAAAACTACTCTAAGTATTTGTCTAACAACGGCAAGAGCTTGGACTACGTTATTACGCAGATCAGTTTTAACGAAGAGAACGACAACCAATCCGTGTTGT